GTAGTGTGCATCAGGATTCCGACTAAAGAACCTATCTTAATCATCTGTCCCGATGTGTAGCCAGCTGTTGGAGTAATAACCTCAACAGTTCCGCACTCTGACAAAAGGCATCTTAGTTTAACTTCACCTTCTCCCATAATTACCTCCGTTTTGAAAGTTATTAAATACTTATGACCTTTTTATTTTCTCCTCGCCTTAAAGGTCAATCGGCAAGGGTAAACCCTGCATATAGCAGTTATTTCGGCTCTTGCGGAATGAGGTCGTTGTTTTCCGGCTTTGAATAATCGGTTGCATCCGACCCTCCGCCCTTGCCATCGGAAGAAGGAACACCGCTGGACTGTTGCTGTTGAGTAGCTGGTTTCTTTATCTCCACTCCCAGCACTTTAGCAAGGTCCTGAAATTTCTGCAACTCCAAGTCAATAAAGACATTGAAGTCGGTCTTAAGTGCGTCCCCTTCTTTGTCCGATTTGAAAAGCTTCAAATTTTTTCCTATGAACTGCTTCTCCTTCTCGTCCAGATTTCTTGACTTTGCAATTTCGTCAAACAACTTCTGGGCGTTAAAAGAGTTCACAGCCTCATTGGCAGTATTCAGCTTTTTGTTTGCGTCATCAAGCTGGCTGGTCAAAGTGATGACCTTTTCCCGTTCTTCCCCGAGCGCTTTTTCTACACGCTTTGCATGCTCGTATTCTGTCTGTTTCTCCTTCTTGACGTGTTCCTTCACCGCATCGGCAGACAGAACAACACTTGAGTCAAATAAATCTGTTACCTTGAAACCTCCTTCCCTTATTGCTTCTTTGATTTCCTCTAACTCCATTTTACTCCCTCCTTTTTGGGTAAACGCTTGCACTGTGGCAAGTAAGGTTGCTCCGGGAAAGCCCGGAGAGTGAATCGCCGAAGAACTTAATGCTACTGCTGTAACTGCTTTGACATCTATGACATCCACCTTCCCCTTGGAACCTTGGGAATGCTCCACGTCCGTTTCGATGCTGGCTATGTCCAAAGGGATGTCTCGATATTGCGGATATATATAGGCGACCATAACGGCTGATAGTTTGTCCTTGACATACCTAAAGCCCTTCCCGACCACCTCGCCTATCTGTTCCCTGCCGATATGTTCGTTGGTTTCAATGTGCTGGTTGAATATCGCGGTTCCGATTTTCAGTTTGTCGCCAATTTTGACAATCATGTCCTTGACATAATTGTAAGCCCTTTGCAAGCGAGTCCCAAAGCTTATGTCGGTTCCTCGAGCTTCTCCCTCCTGTCCGATGCAATAGACCCGCAGTTCCGGCTTCGGCTCAGTTGATTTTATTCTCGCAAGGGTTTCCGGTGCAATCCAGTTCAACACTTCACTGTCCGACATGTGTTGTATTTCCGCCTTGATATAGCGCTTCATATTTTCACCTCTTTCATTCCTCTGCTCCCCCTTCTTCCGTTCCTTCTTCGCTTTCCTCTTCCTCCCCTTCCTTTATAGACCCGAGCAAATCTTTTACACTTTTATTAAGGTTTTGTTTCGCCTTTTGTGGGTCGATGTCTGGTATCTTGGATAGGAAATAATCAATATCAATTACGCTTGCCATATATAGGGGCAACCATACTTCCGACAGTTCTTTGATTTTTGCTTCTGTCATCTGCAATATACTGACGTTGATTTCCCCCAGCGCGAACCCGGATTTAGTTTCTTCAGAAGTATTCATCATTTTGAAAGCTTTGTTGAATAGTTCCTCATAGAAACCTACCCAAACATGCCGTTCCTTGTTCGTTGATGCGTTAATAGCTTCAAACAAGTCAGTTGATACTGCTCGGTTGCTCATTAGGTCAGGCAGTCCCAAGAAATGCACAGGCACGCCTGTAGCGCCGGAAATTATTTTGGCAAGGTTTGTGATTTCTTTTACTAATGAATCACTGCCAGTCCCCGACAACGACACCAAACTAAATTCCCCCGTTCCCGTTAACATCTTGCCTATGCGCCAATTTATATTTTTCATGTGTTCTAACATTTCCTTGGCGCTCTGCATATCTTGAAACTTTACATATGGGGTTGGAGAAGCGAATAAATTATTCAAGACCCGCAAATCCCACAGCGCTTTGTCCAAGTCCTCGCAATGCCTCAACACCATTGCCGTCTTCGGCATAATGTCGTTCGCCTTGTCCATTCGCCCACAGAATTTCTTATAGATGAATTCTTCTTCTTTCAGCGTAACATCCGTGCCTCCACTGGTATACTTAACTCCGATATAATGCTGATAATCGTTAGGATCGGTCTCGACCTTGTAGTTATTTACGGAATAGGAAATAAACCGGATGTCAATGTTCTTTTTGTCTTTGTTGGGAATAAGCCTTAAAAGAATCCTGCCCTCTATTTCCGCTTCCTTTGCAAGCTCCTGCGGTATTTCTTCGTCAAGATTATTGTGTTCCACAAAACTATTTATGAATTCTAATTCCCTTTTATATTTTTCGGGATTGGTGGCAGTCCACCTAATACCTTGCCCTATAATGAATGCGCTACGAAGGTCTATAATATTCCTGATTTCCTGCACTCCCCAACGAGCCGTGCCTTCATACTTACTGGCAAGTTCCCTGACGGCAGTAAGGTATTCGGTGTAAGGGTTGCCCGTGGTATATTTTGATTCAACTTTTGCTACGAGGATTTCGATTGTCTGTTGCAAGCTTGCTATTTCACTTCTTAATTCCTTGTAAATCTTTTTGCTCGGCAAAAAGTTAAAGCCCCATTCCATCCTTCAACTCCTGTCCGGCATTACATTCCAATCAGGTGTCGCCATAAATGCCTGATTCGTTTTATTTATTTTCCACATAACAAAATATCTAATTTCATCTGGTGCATGATCGTTCTCTTTGACGATTTTATTATTTTTAATTTTATATGTCAAGAGTTCTCTGCGAGTATTTACGCAAATCCGGTTGAAATATATTTTGGGGTTGCCCAACACCGGACGCAACGCGTTCTTCACGGCTTCCACCCCAGCGTCAACTTCGTTATTCGCCTGCTGTATGCCAATTCCCTTGGGCAAGGCGCTATTCCATTCGGCAATCAAGTCCGCCCGCGAAGGGTCGGCTATTCCGCCCACAATATTGTTCCACCAGATTTTCTCCGAACATTTCTTTATTACGTCTGGATTTTTGGTATTCCCCATATATACTTCATCAATGCGAATCCATGCCTGCAAAGTTTCAAAATATTGCCAAGCTCCGACAGAGAACGGATTCACTCCTCCCCAGTCAATAGAAATGTAGACGTATTGCTTCGGGTCAAATCCGGGCAAAGAAAGCGGACAATGTATTTCTTCGTCGAACTCATGTTGATATACCAAATCCCCTCTGCCGACTTTTTCGCACAGCCACTCGCGCTGAAAAGTTTCCCAGCTGGTAGTGTGTAATATTTTAATAAGGTCTGTAATCTTGTAATAGCCATCAGCTTCCTTGACTTGTGGTCCCGGACAGATTGACGACAGCGGACAAGTTGAGCAGTTGTAATCCCTACACGACTCAATACATTCCCAGACGCAGTGTTTATAAACTTTATATCCGCCCTTTTCCTCTGCGATTGCCAGCGCCTTATCCATCGTTCCGCCTATATTGTGGTTCGTTGAATATATTCCGGTTGAAGAAGGTATATTGTGTTTTGACAGGGGTTGCGACAGCGATGCCTGAAAAATCTCAAAGTCCATTTCGTCAACTTCATCAAGTATCAGTCGTTGCGGATGCGGTCCGCGAACACTCCGTTGGGAAGCCGTCAGTATGTTCGCGACAGAGCCGTTCAACCATTCTGTCTTTGTGATGAGCGGTTCTTTTTTTAATATGTCGTAAAGGTTGCTTATGCACCAAAAACTTTCCATCGCCTTGTATGACTTCTCTGACTGCGCTTCGCTACCTCCAAGAATTGACGTTTCAAGTAATGGAAAGCGCCCGGACAGGAACCACGTTATCAGCCCTGCGAGATAGGATTTGCTCCCGGAACGATTGCCCCATACGATATAGTCAAGGACAGCGCAAGAGATAACTTCATATAGGAATTGGAAGATTGAAGAATGGTCGCTTTTACCACAAATAACTTTCGTCCCTATCTTCGGCTCTTTCAAAAGCCCGAGCAATACTCGTAGGTTATCTTCAGTCCTAATGCCTTCTTCAAGGTATTGTCTTATCCTGCTCTGCTGGACTTCCGGCTGGCTCAAGATTCGGTTTATCATTTCCTTGTTTGAAGTATTCAAGGAATGCCTCCTCTGGTATTGTCTTAACGAAAATCATAAGCTCTTTGATTTGCTGTATCTTCAGTTCGGCGTGATGTTCAACTTCGGTCTTTTCCTTCCAGTCTAAGAAGAATTGGAACCACAACTTGAAATCTGCCGTCGTTGCGTCCGGGCTTATAATCCTTTGGTAAAATCTTGCTATGACATTATTCGTTTTTTCTTTGCCCCACTTGTCCCATTCTTTTTTGACCTCATCCCAGAAGTCATCACGCTTGCGCCATGCAGAAAGGGTTTGCTCTGATACTTTAAACTTCTCTGCGAACTCTTGCTGTGTCTTTAATTCGCGCAGTGGCTCTGGGGTGGCAGTCCATATTATAAACTCTTGGAACTCAACAGGTTTGGAAAGGGCTCGCCCAGTTGAAGTTATTAAAACCCCATTTTTTACTTTTTCTGTCATATATTTATATTATATATTATAA